ATTCTCCATAATCTAACATACTAAAATCTACTTTATATCCGTTATTAGTTTTTAATACATTAAATTTTAAACTATTTAATAATGCACCTGAAGATACTTTTTTCTTCTTTTGTAGTATTCCTTTAGACTTATTTACTACATTCTTACCAAAAGATTCTAAGTACCTTTCTAATGCTTTCATTATACACTAGCTACAAATATTTCTACATCTAAAGTAGCTGCAGGACTAACCTGTAAGCTAGTTAAGTCAGCCATAGTACCAAAGCTAGGAGATGTATCTGCTTCTGCTAACATAACATCTTCTGCTGCACATAGTATATGTGATTGTCCTGCTTTTAATAATACTTGATACAAGGTAGCTGCACCAACTACTGCTAATTCTAAAGAATTTGTAGCATCTAAATTAGTGACTCTAATATATCTTACATCTTCTTTATCTATCTGAACTGCTGATCCATAAGAATTAGTATTAAAAGTTGCTAGATGTGTAGTCTGTCCTGTTGTACAAGTTACAATTCTTTCAAAAGCATTATTTATACCTGTTGTAGTTACTGTGTTTGTGCTTCCTCTGACTGCCCCATTCAAGACTACCGACTCTGTTAATGTTGTTGTTAAATCTGCCATATTTTTATATTTTAATTTTAATTGTTGGTGGTATTATTTTAATTATTACTTTACCTATCTTTATCGTATTTAATCTATTTAGTATCTTAATCATTGAATAGCATCTGTTGTAGATTGTGGTGCTATACAAGTGTTATATTCATTCTCTATTATTATTGGTAAGGTAAATACCAACCTGTTACTGCACTATCAAATCTTTCTGTGAATGGATTAATAGTTATATCTCCTTCTGTAAAGTATTTAGGTATTGCATTTACTCCCTGATTAGATAATAAAAGACTTTCTCCATTTTTAAACGTACCTATCAAGTCATTACAAATCTGTAGACAATCTGATAATACTTCTTGTTCATTAGACTGATCAGGAAAAACTAAGTCCATTATAAATATCTGAAAGTTTAAAGTCATCTCGTGTGTACCTGCAATAGCATTTACAGGATTAATATGCATTAAAGGAAACATAGTATTTTTTTCCAAGTCTATTTCCCATAGATCTCCTGAAGATGTAGTTTTAATTTGATAATGATTAGCACCTAATTGTTTTAAAGTGTCTATCGTATTATTATAATCTTTAAAGTATGTCATTTTTGTACTGCTTTAGTTTCGTTTAAATCTGTTTCATAAGTTAGCCAAGTCAAACATTCATACAGACTTAGATTAGTTATTCTTTCTAAATTTATTATCTCTCCATTAGTCAATCTATACATTACACCGAACCAACCCCACTTGTCTGCAAATTGTTCATCTGTACTTTGTTGAGTATCGTTAGATTCTGTTCCGTTAAATACTGCTGCAAACATATCAATAGTTGCTTTACGAAAGTCCAAAAAAAAACCAATGAACTATTAACATCTTTTGCTTTCATCTTCTTAAACTTTTCAGCCCTCATTCTAGCATTACTTAATCCGTATGCTTCTATTGAGTAATTATCTCCATCTTTTTCTGTTATTGGTCTGTATAATACTGACATTAATTTAGTTAGATTATCTTCTAATCCATTTTTTAAATATGTTTCTATGTCTGCATACTCTCCTAGTGTTATTTCTTCTAGATTTGGATGGAATCCATATTCTATATCATTAATTCTTATAATTCTTTTTAAAGAAGTATCTGCTTTTTCCTGTAAGTAAGATATTCTTTTCATTATAGCTGCTACATCATTAATAGATAATTCTTTAATTAACTTTTTAGGAATATCAGTTAATACACTTAATGTTTCTATAGCTTCTTGACTAGTAGTTTTTTCTTTTTTACTGATTAGTTTAATCCACTTGTCAAGAGTTACATCACTCCAACTATTTATTAAAGTGTAAACACTCTCTTTGCCATCTTTATTGATTTGTAATCGCATAATATATAATAGAAATTAGTTTATTTTAGTTTAAAATTGTATTATTGTACTCATTTTCATAAAGTTTTTGTTTATTAAAGGTGTGATTCTTAGAGTTGCACCTTTTTTATTGCACAAAATATTTACCAAAGTTACCATCTAATTCAAAAAACATTCTCATAGCTATAGCATCTGCATAATCAGGAGATCTACCTATTATGTCTTTAACTGTTTCTTTAGGTATTATCTGTAGCTTATTATCTTTATCTGCATCTTTAGTTCTTACTTGCTCTAATTCTTCAATTATTTGATTCTTAGAATTTATATCATTACATTCTATTCCAATCTGTGCAGTATTAACTAGATCAGCTAATTTATAATAACATTGTGTTTTTAAGTTTTGATAATTCTCTCCTTTTATTGCTCTTGAATTATTTACAAAACCTCTGCATCTCATATAGTCTTTAACTCCACCACCCACTCCATCTTCATCAACTATAATATTTGTTAATCTTACAGAATATTGTTGTTGTAATAACCTTATTTGTTCTACAACCTCATTTACAGCCGATTTAAGCATAGTTCTTATCTTTTTGATATGTAGCCCTTCCCAATACATTATAACTGTCTTATCGCTTCCAAATCGTGCTACATCACAACTTATGTATTTATCTCCCTGTATTCCATTTTGACTAAATAAGTTTAAAATTGCATCATATTCTATTAAATTATCATTAGTAGCATCATATTCCCAATTACCATAAAGAAGTCTTTGTTTGCTTAATTCATCTAAAGTTAATAGCTGAGATTTATAATGTTTAGAAATAAATTGATTATCATCTACTAGACTTTGTATAAACTTTCTATGATCTTTTTCTACTCCTTCTTTAGCAGGTTTATAGTATTGAGTATATACCCAATTCTTAGCAGGATTACAAGTCATTAACAGTTTAGGTATAATACCATAGTCATCTAACTTATACCTCATTCTAGAAGCTACTATGTTTTTTGCTTTTTCTGTTATTTGATTTGCTTCATCTATAAAAGCAGCAGTAATTTCTAAGGATCCTAGACTATCAAAGTTTCTATCTGATGGGTATAGAAACAAGTCTTTAAGTATTATCTCACTACCATTATAAAACTTTATGATGTTAGATCCTGCATTAAAATTGTAGTGTTTATTAGCTAAGATTCCCCAAGTCTGACAAACTTCAAAAAAAGTATTTAGAGTAGTCTTTTTTAAACTATCTAACTTTGATCTGCCCATTAAGTATCTAGTCTTAGGGTATTTAATACATAAAAGAATCAACCAACTACAACCTACCCAAGACTTACCACCACCTGCTGCACCACCAAATAATACTTCTGTTGTTTTCTTATCAAATAAGTATTCTATTGCTTGTCCTTGAGTATGAGTAAATTCAGTATCAATATTCAACCCCTTTGATATTTACATTAATTTTAATTGGTTCATCTCCTGATGTAAGATCTACTTCATTTCTTTCTACATAACCTCTTTTCTTTCCTTTAGTCTTTAAAAAAAATATAGTAGCTGAAGTATTACCATCTCCTATCTGTTTATGTAATTGACTTTCTCCAAAGTCTAATGCTATGTTTTCAATATCTTTAACTGCCTTAGCAAATTCTTCATCTTCATTTAACCATTTGTAATATGTTGAACGTGGAACATCTGCTTGTTTACAAGCTACAGTTACCACTCCTAAAGAGTTTTCTAATGCTTGTAATATTGCTTCTTTTTTTATATGTCTACTTTTGTTCATTATTTCTTATATTTTTCTTCTAATATTACAGGTACTGCATTATTCCATCTAATTGAATGATGTAATCTTTTATGTTTATTTCCCATTAAATTAATTTTAGTACAACTAGGAGAGAATAAAACAGTATAAAAAGATTTAACATAGGTACCACCATCTAAATAAAATTCTGTTAATCCACCTGTATTACTTTGTGTATCTAACTGTTCTAATCTTAAATCACATATTGTTTGAAATAAATCTCCTTTAGTTCCTAATCTTACATAAGTATTTACATCTTCGTTTATTCTACCTATAAAATTAAAAGGCCTATTTACAGAGCATATAAAAAAGTTCATAGCTTTTCTAGATAATTTTTTTGTAAAAACACTAGAGTTATCTCCACCTATAAAATCACCACCTTGTGCAATACATAATGTTTTTGCATTAGTTTGTTTATAGTAATCTAATAAACTATTAAACATTATATCTAAATTTTTTATTTTTCTAGATTTAGTTAAATATTGTTGTTTATGATCTCTAGTATATCTAAATTCTGTATAATCATCATCTAAAACTAAAAAATATTCATATCCTAGATCTTTAGCTATATCAAAAACTGCATTTCTAGCAAATACAACAACCCTATTGTCTTTAAAATTATCGCCTATATCAAATTTATTAGCATATTTTTTTTTATCAAATACTACAATTTTATCTTTATATAATTCTTTATATAAATTTAATTGACTATCATCAGTTGAACAAACAAAATATAAATTTCCTGTATACTTATATTTTTTTAATGTTTCGTATGTATAAACTTTTTTAGCCCTACCGTATGTCAATATAAATGTTGCAAATTCTTTATTCGCCATATTCATCTATGTATTGTTGTGTAATTTTTTCATTTAATGCTATATAACCTCCTTCTATTGCTTTTTTAAAATCAATAATAATTAATGCAGAATCTTCCATAAGTTCTTGTACTTCTTTATTTGAATGTATATAAAATTCTGCTATATTTTTATAATTAAATACTGTATGTCTATAAGCTGCTTTTATTAAAAATTCTTTTTCTTCTTTTTTTATATTAGATAAACCAATTTTTTTTATAAGTTCTTTAACTTTTTCTTCGTTATATAATTCTTCTTCTGTAGGTTTATTACCTGTAGGTTCATATTTTGGTGTTTCTATTTTTTGTGTATATATATTTTCATCTTCTTTATCATCTTCATTTTCCCATACATCTAATCCCCATTCATTTAATTTTACACTATCCCATTCATTAGCTAATATATCCCATTCCCATTCTCCAAAACCTACATTGTCTTTTACTATAAATTCTTTTTTTTGTTCTTCAGTAAGATCTTTAGCTATTTTTACATATACTTCTTTTAATCCTGCTTCAATACAAGCTTTATGTCGCATATTACCACCTAGTATAGTCATATCTTCATCTACAACTATAGGTCTAAGTTCTAACATTTCAGGAAATTCTTTAATAGACTTAACAAGTTTTTTAAACTTATCATCTTTTATTATTCGTGGATTGTCTTTATTTGGTTTTAACTTATTGATTTCTAGTTTCATAGTATATAATAGAATTTATTGATTTTTATTTTAATCTGTCTTTAACACCACCCCATAATTTATCTTTTCTGTTAGATAAAGTAGGTTCAGTTCTTTTAAGTGAAGGAAATCCACCAAACTCTTTTTCTACTTCTTGCATATATTCTCCACATTTAGGACATTCTGATCCAATATGACAAACCTTGTTGTCAATTATTTTCATTACAATTTTACTTAATTGTTTAGTTATTTCACATTTATTACATTGATATATTAACATAGTATTAATTTTAAAATAAAGGAGAGCATAAAAAACATTTAATTAATTATTGTGGCAATATGCCTACTCTCCTTTAAATATGACTTATTCTAACATTCTTTTTTTTCTTTTTCTCTAAATTTTTTAATTCATTTTTTAAATGATCTATAGCTTTTTGCAAACACTCATTAGGTGTATTATGTTTTCTATCACTTCTCAAAATGTAAGTAAGTGCAGTAGCACAATTATAATTTAATTCATAATCCTCTATTATATCAAATGCTTTATAGCCATATACTTTTCCTTTATAATAGTTTGGTGTCTTATCTGTATTTTTCATATATTCTTTTTATTCCTTTAAAACAATCACTTAGGCAGGTACTACAACTTGTTCCTGTATCATAGTTACTTCCATAGATTGTGTTAAATAATGTTATCATTCTTTTCTTAACTCCTTGATTTTTTGCTATTCCTGTTTTTATATCTTTCCATATTGTTAATACTTCTTCTATTAGTTCTTCAGGTATTCCTTCAGGTTGTTCAAGTTCCTTAGTCTTTAACCAATACTTCTGTGGGCATTCCATTAAACTAATACGTGCCTTGATTGACATAAAACACAAACAAACTTTGCAGCTTCCTGTAGGTCTAAAATAATAATCACAACCTTTACAAATGTCTAGTCTGTCTTTGTAAACTTTATCACTTACAAAAAACTTATTCATCTAATAAATCTTTAAGTTGTTCTCTTACTTTATCTATAGTTGTAAACAGACTGTTTCTACTAATGCCTGTTTTTTTAGCTAGTCCTGTTAAAGTATTACCTTCATAATAGTATAGTTTAAAAACATCTCTATCATACCAATAAAAACTATCTAATGCTTGATCAATTAATTCTAATTTTTGCCATTGTTGATATTCTTCAGAATTAGGTATATTATATAAATGTTTTTTATGATATACATCTGAATTATCATAAGTTATATTACTTGATCTACTATCAATATGTGTATAATACTTTTTATATTTATAATAATATGGGCTTCTAGGACTTGTAAAACTTCTTCTTAATACTACTGCACCAT